TTAGATACAGCATTTGAATTAGAAGAAACCAGATACAAAGCACTTTATTCTAGAGACATTAATAATTACGTAGCTATCACGGATTACGGAGCTAAAGGTAAAGGCATATTTAATATCAATCAAATTGCTAAAAACCCTGCAGCTGCAATATGCATTCAATCTGTTATGGATTATCTTACTAAAGGTGCAGATATTGAAGCAACAATACGTGACTGCAAAGACATAACCCAGTTCCTTACCGTTCGTTCCGTAACAGGTGGTGCAATATGGAGAGATCAATATCTTGGTAGAGTCGTTCGTTGGATCTATTCTACAGATGGTGAGAAGATAACATACAAAAAGAATGGTAACAAAGTACCTAAGTCTGATGGATCTAGGCCTGTTATGGAGTTAGATGGAATGGTTGATGATATCGATTACGATAGATACATTCAAGAAGCTTACGATATCTTAAAAGATATTGGACATGAGTAAAATATATTTTACGATAAGTGAAATGAGTATATAATTAAACTTTTTAAATAGGAGAAAAACATGGAAGACCAAGAAAAAAATACATTTATTGACCTAATTGCTCGAATGCATTTGAAATTCGGAATTACATCAAGACACATGAGATGGACAGACGAGGAAAAAGATTTCAGAATTGTAGCAATGCAAGAGGAATTAGATGAATACATGGATGCAGAAACCAAAGAGGACGAATTAGATGCCTTATTAGATTTGGTTATCTTTGCAATAGGTACTGCGGAAAGACAGGGTATGTTAGAAGTATTCGAGGAAGGATTCAGAAGAGTTATGAGAGCCAATTGTAATAAGAATGTTGGTAAGAATGCTAAAAGAGGTAATTTCCAAATCGACTTAGTTAAACCTGAGCATTGGAAGCCACCGGTATTAACTGATTTGGTACAAGCTAATAAACAACAAGAATTATTTGGAGATAAGCATGGAGCTTAAAGATACACTAAAAGAAAGAGGCAATAGATATGGTGACTTTAAGTATGTTGCTCGTGTTACAGAAGATTTAATGGATGTTATTTCTTTTGCACCCCAATGGGAAAATCTAACACCTGTTCACAAACAAGCATTTCACATGATCTTTAGTAAGATTGCCAGGTCAGTATGTGGCGATCCAATGTATACAGATAACATCCACGACATTGCAGGATATGCAAAACTTTTAGAAAAATATTTAATTGAACAACAAGGAGAAAACTAATGTCAATCTTAGACGATGCAAAACAAAACTTAGGTCCAAAGCCTGTATTATCTGCTCACACTTACCCCGACCGATTCTATTCGAAAGAAGATTACTGTCATCCTAATAAATGGTTAGGTGTTTTAGAAGGTGAAAACGGGGAGAGACTTAATAAGAATGTTAGGAATAAATATTATCCTAAGATGAATAGTAAGCACATTGCAAAAACACCATTACATGCTATCCGTTGGGCAATTGATACATTTACAAATGAAGGCGATACGATCTTAGATCCTTTTGCTGGATCAGGTACGACTGCAGTTGAAGCCTTTGTACAAGACAGAAAGTTTGTAGGTGTTGAGTATGAATTCTTTCATGAGGTTTTAGTTCCAACAGTAGAGTATTTCTTACCTGATGCTTCTTATTCCGTTTTTGAAGGTGATTCGGAATTGCAATTAGATAACATTAAAGACGGAAGTTGTGCATTAGTTAACTTTTCAAATCCTTATCCTGATGGCGGTGATCATACCAAAGGCATTGGTGATAATAATACTTTAAGTTATAAAAAGGGAGGCAATTCTGGATTAATGAAGTCTAACGATCTTTACTGGCAAAAGATGAAAGCTATTCAGGATAAATCTTGTCAGAAATTAAAAGTAGGCGGACATGCTATTTTCGTTATTAAAGATATGATGAAAAAGAAACAAGTTTGGCAGTTGCATAAGATGCTAGCAGATCTTATGCCAGATAATATGGAGCACATAGGCACAATTGCACTTGATCATTACCCCCGTTCTCTATTTATGAACACGTACGAGAACTTTCATGGCACTCGTCCACCCTTAGAGCAGGTATGTCCGATCTTTAAGAGAATCAAATAATGCAGATCAGAGCTAGAGACATTGAACATGGTATCCTCAGATGCAGAGAAGATCTCTATAACTATGGTCAAATAGTTAAAACCGATAATTGGCAAGGCGATGCAGCACCTTTTGATTTCTTGGAAGTATTGAATATGAATGTTGAAATGTTAATGTGCAAAGATATGGAGGAATTGACAAAACAAACCCAACCATCTTTACCCTGGGCAGATGATCACTTTAAAGAAAGGGTAGGTGGATTACCTTTAAATCCTCCACCTTCACATAAAGACTGGTTAAAAGATACTGAGGATTATTTGGAAGGAGAAAAGTTTAGTCATTCCTATCCGGAAAGGATGTGGTCTAAGGGATTACATAAAGGGATTCGATTTGAAATTGGTGATTTAAGTGACGCAGTAGAGCTATTGAAACGAGATTTATATACTCGTCAATGTTACATACCTATGTTCTTCCCAGAAGATTTAAGTGCTGCAAAAGATAATCATCGTATCCCTTGCACTTTGGGATGGCATTTAATTGTCAGAGATAACAAAATGCATTGTCATTATCCTATGCGATCATGTGATGCAATAAGGCATTTCCATAACGATCTTTATTTTGCCAATCGACTAGTTATGTGGATGATCGAGAAAGTTGATCCCAGTTTAGAACCAGGTGCAATTATGTTTTCATCTACATCTTTTCATTGTTTTAATAACGATGAATATGCTTTAAAGAAATTAATAGGAGAATGATATGTGCGGATTTTTAGTTTATAAGACAGAAAAGGCTTTAGATAATTATTTAGTCAAGGCACTTACCAACAGTCTATCTCATAGAGGACTTGAGAGCTCCGTAGTTAATGCTGATGGCACTTTCGTGCTTCACAATGTTTTACCTATGACTTCACTAAAAAAGTCTGAGTACAAACAACCTTTAAAAGATAAAAGATGGGGAGAGAATTTTGTAGGTGCATTCTCAGGAGAGATATTTAACTGGAAAGCATTAAGAAAAAAATATAATCTTCCTTCTGAAAATGATTCCCAGCTATTTACTGACATTGTAATGGGACCAGAAACAACGGCACGTCTTCATGAGATGGATGGCTTCTGGAACTTTGCAGCAATTGAAGATGGTAAACTATTAGCGATTGTGGATTACCTTTCACAAAAACCTTTATATTATCGAACAGACATGCATGCAATATGTTCTGAACCTTATCCGTTAACTCTACTTGCTCCAACAAAAAGGGATGATTTATTCTTTTCATCTATTCCCCGATTCGGTTATGATGTAACTGGCAGAACACCATGGAATGAGATTAAACAAATGCCTGCAGGTTCTTACTATTATGATGGCGAGATTAAATCCTATTGGAATTGGGACGAAGTTGAAGATGTAGACTTTGGTGAAGGTATATTCCGTTCAGTTAGAAATAGAATGAGAGGCGAAAGAGAAGTAGCAATATTGTTATCAGGCGGACTTGATAGTTCTATCATTTATGACATTGCAACCAGCTTCGATCTAGGTATTAAGGCCTTTCATATCGAGAATGGCGAAGAGAAATATGTGAAGATGTTAACTGATGACTATGAGAAAATCGATCTAAGTGACTATTCTGTTAGTAAAGAAGAAGCTATCAGACGCAATCAAACCCCTGTCGATTTGGGAAGTGTTGTTCCTCAAGCTCAACTTGCTGATGCCTTAAAAGAGAAAGGCATTCATGTAGTTCTATCTGGTGATGGTGCTGATGAGCTCTTCTCTGGGTATAATCGAAGCAATTATTATGATAGCCAACACTCAGATGTCTTCCAGGAGTTACCTTATTATCATAATCCAAGGTTAGATCGTATTATGATGGGCTCAGTTGTAGAACTTCGATCGCCTTTCATGGCTTCATATATCGTTAAGTTCGCATTAAGTCTTGATTTTGAATCACGCAAAGGCAAAAAGTTCTTAAAAGATTTATTTAGAGGATTATTACCTGATGCTATTATTGATCGTGACAAATTAGCTTTAAAATCTAATGAGGTTAAGTCCAAAAGCAAAAGAGAGAATACTGTAGAAAACATTGACATCTTTCTTAAGGAGTTTAATTTATGAAAAGAGATTCGAAAAATCAATACTTTTTAAAGATAGCTACACTGGTTTCTAGTCGATCAACTTGTCCACGCAGATCGGTCGGTTGTGTTATCATTAACCCTTATGGCCACATAAAGGCTACCGGCTATAATGGAGTTCCAAAAGGTTTTCCTCATTGTATAGATAAACCTTGTGGGGGACAAGACTCCAGCTCAGGAACGAATCTAAATTCTTGCATGGCTACACATGCTGAACAAAATGCATTACTCCAATGTGATAACACTATGGATATTGATACAATTTATCTTACGACTTCACCTTGCATCACTTGTGCTAAATTAATAGCAAACACCAGTTGTAAGACTGTAATTTATTCTGAAGAGTATTCAGATACCTCAGGTGTTGACATGTTAACCAAATTAGGAATAGCAACTCAATATGAAAGAATCAACGATTGAAAAGAATGTTAGCGACTACGCTAAGTCACAAGGATGGTTAAGTTATAAGTTCGTCTCGCCCTCAAATCGTGGCGTACCGGATCGAATTTATCTCAAGTCAGGTAAATGTATATTTATAGAATTTAAAGCCCCTAAAAAGAAGCCTACGAAGTTACAGGATAAAATTATCGAACGGATTAGGAATGCAGGACTTTCGGTCTATATTATTGATAATGTCGACGAAGGTAAAAATATATTTATCAAATAAAGTTTACAAATAGTCAAACCTACGGTATAATGGTCTCAACATCAACAATTTTGATTGATGTTAATAAAAGGATAAAATGATGAAAACATATGAAATTGAAAGTTACGACAGAAAGGCAACAGGTATCTTAGGTCACATTTGCTGGAGTGAATCGAAAGATACTTTAGAAGAGGCTAAGATCGTTGCTAAACAACATCAAGAACAAGGTAACATCCGAATCAGAATATTAAAAGGAAAACAAGAAGTCTTAAGATATGCTGAGCAGGGTTAACCTACACAATTACCAAAACAAAGCACTTGCGTTTATTAAAGATAAGCGTAAGTGCGCTTTGTTTCTGGATATGGGTCTTGGTAAATCAGTTACAACTTTAACTGCCGCATCAGACATGTTGGAAGATTTCTTAGTTGAGAAGGTCTTGGTCGTTGCTCCACTTCGTGTAGCCAATACCGTTTGGAAACAAGAAGCAGAGAAATGGTCTCATCTTAATCATCTTAAGATCTCAATAGCAACTGGATCTGAAAAATCCAGGTTAGCAGCTCTCCAAAGTGACTCTGACATCTATGTTATCAATAGAGAGAACATCGCTTGGCTTGTACGTGCACTAAAGTGGAAATGGGACATGGTTATCATTGATGAGTCGTCCTCGTTCAAATCTATGAAGAGCCAAAGATTCAAAGCACTAAGAAAAGTGACTAAACATTTCCAGAGTGTAGTTCTATTAACCGGTACGCCTAGTCCGAATGGCATTACCGATCTTTGGTCTCAGATGTATTTGATCGACAACGGGGAAAGACTTGGCAGGACAATAAGTAACTTCCGATCTAGATTCTTACATAAGACTGGCTACATGGGTTATAACTGGTCACCGAATAAAGACTCTGATAAAGAGATTCAAGAATTAATTAAGGACGTTTGTATTACTATGAGCTCTGAGGATTATCTAGAATTGCCCGAAAGGATTGACCTTAATGAATATGTTGAACTCCCGCCTAAGATTGCTAAGCAGTACAAAGAACTGGAGAAGGAGTTTTTACTTACTTTAGAGAAAGGAGACATTGAAGCATTGAGTGCAGCGACCCTCGCTAACAAGTTACTCCAAATGTGTAATGGTGCAGTCTATGATACTGAAGGTGTAGCTCATCTTATTCATGATCTAAAGATCCAATCCATCAAAGAAATAATCGAAGATCATCCAAATGAGACCTTTTTAATCGCATATAACTTCAAATCTGATCACGTACGTTTGTCTAAAGCCTTTCCGCAAGGTGTTAGTCTATCTAAATCGGGTGTAGAGGTCCAAGAATGGAATGAAGGCAAGATAAAACTATTGTTTGCTCATCCTGCTAGTGCAGGTCATGGACTTAACCTACAAGCAGGCGGATCAAACATCATTTGGTTTGGTCTCAATTGGTCACTGGAGTTATACCAACAGTTCAATGCAAGGCTACATCGACAAGGCCAAGATAAACCCGTTAAGATCGTTCACATCGTAGCTAAAGGGGGGATTGATGAGAAGGTAATGAAAGCTTTAGCCTCGAAAGCTAAGACTCAAAAAGATCTTTTAGACTATTTGAAAAAATAATTGTCAAATAGGGTTTACATATAGTCAAATTATGATATACTACTCCCAACTTCAATAAAAACTAAAAGGATAAAAAGATGAAAATTAAACTAATAAAAGATACTCACACCGAAGATTCATACAGTCTTACTGAAATGGATTATTTATTCGTCGGGGGATTCGTTAATATCTATAAAGACTTAAATGAATTTATGGCAGTTCTTTACGAAGGTTCATATTGCTGCCATAGAGTTTGGGGCAAAACACCAAAGGAAGCAGCAAACAAATTACTAAGCAATTATGATCTAAAAATCGGAATGGAAGTATCATAATGAAGGACTTAGACCAAGAAATAGAAGATCTGGAGATTAAAGTTAAAAAGGTCTGCAGTATGAAAGCTGAATCAATTTGGGAGAATAAAGTCCTAGATGAAAAGCTTCAAACATATTTGGGAAAGATCTTAGAGCTACAAGAGCAAAAGAAACAACTGAGGAGAAAGCTATGAATCCAGATGAAGCTTACGACGAAATGGTAGATAAGTGTGCTCATCTTCCCCAACATATTTGGAATGAAGTTAGGCATTTACCTATGCCTCATGCTTTATACACAGGTGAAGATCTTTGGCAAAAAGAAAAGAACGATCAAAGAGCTAAAGAAAATTTTATAGAATTCTTATGGGAAATAGCTTTTATTGTTATGCTATTCTCTTGGGGATTCTTAGCAATATTATTTATATAACTAAAGGAGAAAGAAATGATAGGAATAGAAATTGGCTATTTTATAGCTGGAGCAGTTACGGGATCAGCAGGATTATATTTTTACAAGTGTGATTGCGATAAAAAGAGATTTAAAAAGTCTCACACTAAAGAATCACAAATGCATCAATTGAGGGACTTTTTAGAAGGGGGTAATACTATTAACTATAAAACAGCAAAAAGTCTCTTTAAGATAACGTCACTTGGCTCTGTTGTACATAAATTAAGAGCTGAAGGTGTTGATATTGAGACAATCACGATTAAAGGCCAAAAAATGGCAAATTACCAGATTAAGAAATAATGGTTAAACATACACCTGAACAATGCCAACAAGCAATGAAAGGCATAAAGGATCTAATTGAACAGATAAAAAGAATTGAAGATCCTGAAGTCAAAAAGCATGTATGTGATTCCGCTATTGATATTTGTAATAACTTACTAAGGGAGAAAAGTAATGGCTAGAAAATATAAGTGTAAAGAGTTTAAATTAAGCGATGGCACAGTTATGACTGCCAGGGGCATTGTTGCTAAATACGATGTACCTCTTGGCACTACCCGTACAAGACTTTCCTCAGGGGTTAGAGATATTAATAGATTAAATAAACCCCCGTTACCTCACAAAAGGAATAGACTAGGCGATCCCAGTAAAAAACATGTAATTAAAAAAGAATACAAAGTTAGCGAGATTATAAAGGGTAGGAATTTCTTTGACCCATTATCAAGATTGTTTTTAATGACTGCTTAGTGCTACTTAGGCAAAGCACAATTACAGTCACAACTCTGTGGCTGGTTCATCATTTGCATAGAACCTTGCATCATTTGCTGTGGTATCTGAAACATTTGATTAAAGAATGCCATAGAAGCTAGACTAATTGTTACGGTTGCTGAGAATACTATCGTACACTTGCTAATCTTGTCTATCATTCTTGGTAGTCTCCCTAAAGAATACTCTCTCAGCGTGTTCAGCCTTCTTGCCAATGTTAAAGCTACTTACGGGTCTGTGGTAGCCCATAACTCTAGTCCATATTTCACATTTAGTTCTTTCAGAATTATTCATTACTTTCCTTCCTTGTTTTTATTACATAATGTAGGTTACTAACTACTTCCCTTTAGCTAAAGATGCCCCAAAGTACATCTCTACA